TGATATAGCTTCCGTGTTCCGCTATCGTGGGTTTATGCCAGAAGAAGTCGCAGAGGCACGACTGCTTGTTACAGGACAGACTGATGCAATCATCAAGACTGCCAAGAACATTCTTGGTTCTATGGATAAAGAAATAAACAAGGTCTTGAAAGAAGCAGACAAGGTTTCAAATGGTGCAAGTCCTTTAACCAAACAAAGTATGTTTAACAACATCGAAGAGTTTATGACCGCTCCGACACAACAGATGCGGGACCGTGCTATTGCAGAGCTTCCAGATAATGTTGCTGAACAGGCCAAGAACATGCGCGGTCTTATTCAGTCTTTGAATAAGAATGTTTTAGAAAGTGATTTCTTAAAAAGAATGGATGACATAAATCCAAAAGAATCTGCTCGACTAAGAGGTGAGATAAACAAAAACATAAACACTTATCTCCGCAGGCGTTATCAATCTTTTGAAGTGAAAAACTACACTCCTACGAACGAAGCGTTTGAAAAAGGTGTTGTTGGTTTTCAACAAAGTCCAGCAGCAACTCTTGAAGAACTATCAAAGATTATTAACAAAAGCAACGTTCCCGCTGAACAAGAGGATCTTTTGCGTCAGTTTGGTATGAGAAGAACGATGTCTCCTAAACTTGATGAGGGATTTATTTTTGAGTTTGTAGATCCCAACAATATTTCTAGAGCAGCAGCGGAAAGAGCGGCAAAGAACTTTTTAGAAAACAACACAAGAAAAGTGGGAAGCGGCAAACTCGGTAACTCCTCAAGAGTGGCAGACCACAGGATAAATGCAAAGCTGTTTGCAAGCAGAGCAAATCTGCCAAAGTTTAAGCGTGAACTATTGGGTGAGATTACAGATCCAAAAGAAAGTTTTCTTGGAACTGTAGCTGACTTAGCAGAGTTTAAAGCTGTAGATGATTACTTCTCAAGGATTCGTCTTTTGGCTACGCAGAGAAAAGCTGATGGTTCATTAGCTAATCCAGGAATAGCTCAACTGTTTAGAGACACAAAAGGAATGTCTCCAGCACAAAGAAAAGAACTTACAGATTCTGGGTATAAAATATTAGACCCTGACACCACACCTCAAGGTACAAAACTAAAACTAGATGAGGGAGACTTTGGATCTCTTCGTGGCTTTGCTGTGCCCGATAAAATAGCACAAGACCTAACAAGACTTGTTATCGGAGACCAAGGTGTTCTAGGTAATGCTATTAGATCTACCTATTCAGGTTTTCTTAGAGTTAAAGGTGCTACACAATTTGGTAAGACGGTCTTGTCTCCAATCACTCAACTTAGAAACGTAACCACAGCTTCATTGTTTGCTCTTGCACAAGGCAACATAGGTAGAGGTGCAAATCTTGGCGAGTCAGTTCGACTGGTTTATGACAACTTGTTTACTGGCGTGGCACCGGAACAGGCAGCGCGAACTTTTTCTGAGCTACAAGAACTTGGAATTATTGGCACACAGGCACAGCTTCGAGAACTGCAAGACCTAATTCAAAAAGGTTTTGGTTATGGTGTGGAGGAAATCAACGGCATACCTGTTGGCAGAAAGTTTGGTAGTAAATTTACAGACAATCAGTTAGGAGCTTTTGTAGGAAACCTGGGTAAGAAAGCTGAGAATCTATACCAAGCAGGGGACGACATATGGAAGATATACAACTTTGATTTTGAATTAAACAAGTTGAAGAACGCATATCGTAAGGCAGGTAAAAATGACTCTGAGATTATTGCTGACTTGGTACAACGTCGTGGTATAACCGTTACTGGCGAAGAGACAGCCGAAAGACTTCTGCGGGAAGAGGCTGCTCGTATTGTCCGCAATACAGTGCCAAACTACAACATGGCACCAGAGGCAATAAGAACATTGCGTCGGGCACCTGTTGGTAACTTCATAGCTTTTCCGTATGAGATTCTTAGAACAGGGGCGAACACAATTGCTCGTGGTGTGGATGAGTTAGCAAGTGAAATACCAGAAATTAGACAGATTGGACTGCGTCGATTAACTGGTGCTATCACAACATTTGGTGCGTTACCCGCAGGGATGTCTGCGCTGGCATACGAACTGTCAGGTGTTAGTGAAGAAAAAATGAAAGCGTATCAGCGGTCACTGGCTCCGTCTTGGGAAAAGAACGCAAGGCTCTTGCCCACAGGTATAGACAAAGAAACTGGCCTGCCCACATATATAAATTATAGCTATTCTAATCCATACGACATGTTAGAAAAGATAGCTATTGCTGCTATCAATAAAGCCGAAGAAGGACGGCTGCAAGGGTTAAATGGCGCGCAGATAACTGCCAAAGCTGCTAATGCATCGCTCTCTGAACTGTTTGCTCCGTTTACCGAAGAGGCAATCATCACAGCAAAAATTCGTGACGTGCTTGACCCGGACACAGAAGTTATAGGTTTTCGTCAGGCAGGGCAGTTTTTCGGTGGACGTGGAGGTCAGACGCAAACGGGTGCAAGAGTGTACAATCCAGAAGATTCTGCTGGGGATAGGTTAGCAAAAAGTTTTGCTCATATATTAGATGGTTTGCTTCCGTCCGTTATACCTGTGGACGTTCGCTCTGGTGAACTTGAAGCCAGTCGCTTTGCCCGTGGTTTTGTAAATGGTCTCAACTTAGAAGAGACTGTTGGTATTTCATCTGTGGATAGAATGAAAAGAGAAAGAGAACTGTCTTCGGAATTAGCTCGTGCTTTTACAGGCATTACCGAAATGCCCATTGAACCAACTGGTTTAAAGTTCAGAGGTTACGAGCTTGCTGAAGCTAGAAAAAATGCAAACAATATATTTACAGCGGTTTCAAACAGAGCTAACGCAACACCACAAGATTTCATAAACGCATATAGAGCGGCTAACGAGGCAAACTTTAAAGTCCAACGAGAACTTTACAACGTCATTCAAGACATGAAGACCCTTGGCTTGAGCGACAGACAAATTAGAAAGCAGTTGAAAGCAGCAAGAATCAGTGGTTCTGGTTTAAGCAAAGTACGCAGAGGAAAGTTTGACCCTGTAGATATTAGTCAAACTGTTAACAAAAATATCCGTGACAATGAATTAAGATCCGTATTTCCACGGAAAGAACTTCTCGCTATTAGAAAAGAGTATCGCAACAAACCTCTGGCGGTGGAAACAAAAGAACCTCAACCTGAAGTATCAGTCGAGCCAGTACAACAACCAGTTGCAGCAACCGCAACTCCTCCGGCGGTAGCGCAAGCGGGGGCCGCTCCTGCCCAAACAACGGCGGCTCCCGCACCTACTTCACAACCACAGAGCAGCGGTGGTATACTTCCATTACTTTCCGGCGGCAATCCAATCGATGCGCTGAAGAACTTACAGATTTTCCAGAGGACACAACAATGAAATCAGCAACCATAGATCAGCTACGTCAGGAGCTTGCCTCCGACGAGGGCTGCAAGTACGAAATATATTTGGACCACCTAAATTTGCCAACTTTTGGAATTGGTCACCTCATTAAGAAAGACGACCCTGAATACGGCCTACCAGTAGGCACAGTCATTGAACAGGAACGTGTGGACAACGTGTTTAAGTTAGACATCGCTGTCACACTTGAAGACTGTCACCGTCTGTACCCAGACTGGAACGACCTGCCAGAAGAATGTCAGCTTATCATTGCAAACATGATGTTCAACCTGGGGTATCCCCGCCTGTCAAAGTTTGTCGGAATGAAGGCAGGGGTAGACGCACGAAACTTCAATGAAGCAGCCGATCAGATGGTTGACTCGAAGTGGTATACGCAGGTGCCGAACCGCGCACGTCGTTTGGTATCACGCATGAGGGCACTGGCAGATGGAGAGTAAAGAACACTGCTCACCCCGCTGCCCACGGTGTCAGGGCAATCTGAAGACAGTTTATGTACACGGACACGAACAATGTGTTACATGTGGTCAGATAGTTGATGACTGCTGTCAAGGAGAAGTAGCATGCGAACCAAAAACCCAGTCGCAAGAAGCCTGAAACTACGACGATTCAGGCTCAAAATAGTCAAACCCCGCAAAGGTAAGGGGTCTTACAGAAGGAAGGGCAAGTCCCTTCCTTTTTCTATGTGCTTGTTTTTACTAAATAAAAACATCGATTCTCAGGGCCTTCAGCAACGATAGCCGTGTCTAACTACCTTCAGGTCGCTCAGAATCGCAATCTAGGGGCTGAAAGTACAGATAAAAGGCATCACAGTTGGGGCAGTGCAGGTTTGATTCAATATATTCTCTGCCATCTGCATCTTCACTATCATGATCACCGCCCCATATTAGCTGATGTCCACATGACCAGCACTCAGGTTGAGACGCCATCTTTTTTCTCACACTTCCATCCTGTTACCGCTATCGGTGATTTGAATTGCAGCCACATTTTTATTGTGTGTGCCAGCATTTCGTCGATGCGTTCTTCACATTGCTTCTCAGTTTCATAAGGACCCCTGTCATCTCTCATTTCAAAACAGGCATTCTTCATCATCAAGTGACAGCCAATTAAACTTGCATAGAACATGTCTACCTCACTCTACTTCCCCCCAGTTGTCTACGATTGCAGCATCAACCTCAAAGGGTATGTTCAAGTTAGGAACGCAGGTTGTCATGATTTCGACTATCCGATCCGCTTGTTCCTGACTCTCGATGTTGAAACAAAGTTCGTCATGCACCGTCAGCATGGGAAGCAATCCCTCTGCATAGCAATCAACCATCGCCTTCTTGGTCTGGTCGGCACTTGACCCTTGGATCAACCTGTTTAGTGCCTTATATGTAAAGGCACGTTTAATGGCGGCTTTACCACCGTATTCTTTTGCAGCCTGCTCTAACAACATAGGCTTATGAAAACCGTAAGACTTTGGTTGCCACATGTCAAACCGACACTTACGCCCCAGCCAGGTTCTAATATGCCCGTTCATCTCAGCTTGTCGTGTGGCTAGATCAGCCATGCCTTTCACAAAAGGCACCTTGTCGTGGTACACGCCCAACAGTTCTTTAGCGTCATCTTCTGTGATGTCCATCACGCCTGCCAGCTTTCCTCGCCCCATGCCGTACATGATACCAAGGTTGACTGTCTTAGCTTGCTTTCGGCTAATGCCAGCTATGTCCGCTACCATCTGATGAAAGTCAGCGTTGCCCTCCTGATACATCCGCACCACGTCATCAATCTGTGGGTGACGGTTCGCGCCTTTTAGTGTAGAACAATAGTGGGCAAGCCAGCGCGGTTCCTGTGAGGCGTAGTCAAATGACCCCCACTTGCACCCTTCTTCAGGAATAAACAAGCCACGAATCATCGCTTTGATTTCTGGGTCTCTTGCCGGGATTTGCTGGAGGTTCGGGTTGGACGAAGAAAA